TTTTAGAGGTTGGAAAAAGAAGTACACCGTATGGAGTAAAGACAATCCTAACGGTAACATGTACTACGGAAACTCACCTCAAAATATAGAGGCTTGTATTAAGTATGTCAGTGAAAAACGTAAAGAGATCAAAAACCTAGTTATTGATGACTTTCAGTACATGAGTTCTTTTGAATTCTTTGACCGTGTAGACGAAAAAGGTTACGAAAAGTTTACCCAAATCGGTGCACATCTGGCACGTATTGCTCGTATGCCAAAAGACCTGAGAGAAGATCTTATGGTATTTTTTCTTACACATGCTGAAGAGTCTACAGACTTAGAAGGTAAACGTAAGTTTAAAGCCAAGACTATCGGTAAAATGGTAGATGAGAAACTCACCTTAGAAGGTCTTTTCTCTATTGTGATATTCGGTAAGATCAAAAAGAACAAGGATGGAGAAATCCGTCATGTCTTTGAGACACGTAACAACGGAGAAAACACATGCAAAACTCCTAAAGATATGTTCTCAGAGTTTGAAGTGGCTAACGACCTGCAGGTAGTTAGAAAAGCTATACTTGATTATGAAATCTAAATCTCTCACTCTTAATTTTTAAAAAGAAAGCTATGTTCAGTACAAAAGGACAAGAAGTAAAATCTGGTAGTGGAACTATGAAATCATTCCAACCAGGCGTAGTTTATGCCCACATTTACAGTGGCAACATTAGAACCTCCAAAAACGGAGATAAGAAGTCTTTGGAACTCATTCTTGAGGGTCCAGCTCTTGAAAACTTTGAAGGATGGAGCATTGACAAAAATGATCCAGAAGGACCTAAGTTTCAGGGTTTATCAAGCAGAGTAGCAGCAACAATTTGGACAGACCAATGGGCTGACAGTAATATTGCAAACAATGAAATTTTGCATAGAGTGTTAGTCATTGCAGAACAGCTGGGTCTTAAGAAAGCAGTTGATGAAATATCTGCTAACAATATAGAAGATTGGACTGCTCAAGCAGTAAATATTCTAAAAGGACATGATATCTACTGGTTCTTAAACGGAAAAGAAGAAGAATACAATGGTAAAACTATTGTAAAACTTTCTTTCCCCCGCTATAAGTTCTGCTCACTTGATGAAAACAAGTTGGACAAGTTTGATAAAAATAATAAGTATCATTTCCGTGCACTTGAAACAAAGCCTGTAACAAGCTTTGAGCCAGTAAATGATGACTTTGATATGTAATCTCCTGTGTAATGTGGTTCATGATATATAGTTTTTAACGGGGGAGGTTTCTACTTCCCCCATATTTTTTAAATAATAGTATATGTTCACAACTAAAAACTTGGTACACGATATTAAAGATGTTCCTGTACCCTGGATATTTGAACACTTCTGTAAACTAAAAGAAAAACTATCAGGTCAAGATGTGAAAATTAAAAGTATGTTCAATCCAAAAGAACGTACACCTTCTATGTGTATATATTATGATACCAAAAAAGGTAATTATCATTTCAAAGACTTCTCTACGGGTAAAGGAGGTTCAGCTATAGAATTAGTAAAAGAAGTTACACAACTACCTTATTATAAAGCATGCAGCACTGTAGTAGAAAAATTCAATGATTATGTTTTACACAACAACGGTGGGTATGATCTACAAGAATTCAAACAAGCCAGTAAGTATAAAGTATCACAGTACGTATTCCGTTCCTGGAATACTTCTGACCAGTACTTTTGGACCCAGTTTAACATCGGGTCCCGTTTGCTGGACGAGTACTGTGTTAAACCTTTAGAATATTATACACTCGTAAAAGAAGTAGACGGTGAGTCTCGTGAATTAAATATACGCAGCAATTATCTGTATGGGTATTTTAAGAAAGACGGAAGTCTGTATAAAATATATCAACCAAAAACGTTGGATAAGAAATTTATAAAGGTTAACGATTACATCCAAGGTTCTGAACAAGTTAAAAATCAGAAGTATCTAATAATAACTAGTTCACTCAAAGATATCATGGCTCTTCGTAGCCTAAAAATTCCTATAGATATTATAGCTCCGGACTCAGAAAACTCTATCATCCGTAAAGAAATAATGCAACAGTATATTAAAGACTATGAAAAAGTTATAGTACTGTTTGATTATGATGATGCCGGTATAAAAGCTATGGAGCGGTACCAAGAAGTATACCCGCAGGTAACTACATGTATTCTTCCTATGAGTAAAGATCCTGCAGACTCTATTAAAGATTATGGTGCCAAAGAAGTTTTCTTCAGACTGGTTCCTATTTTAAACAAAAAGTTGGAGAACTTATAGCTGTTCTACAGTATATTTGTAGACTTAATCTACAACATGGCCCGTTCAAAATCCGCTCCTAAAAAATCTCGTGTAGCTAAAACACGCAATGCAGGCACTATGACCGAGTCTGCATTCTGGAGTTTTATTAGATCTGCTCTCAGACAAAAATCTAGATGGTGGAAACCTATTACACAATGTAAAATGCAAGCACGCAGGCCCTATAAAGGACCTAACAAACGTCAGAAGTTTGAATACCTCTGTGCTAGCTGCAATAAATATTACCCGGAAAAGAAGATTAACGTAGACCACATGGTCCCGGCAGGTTCCCTAAACAATGCCCAGGATCTGCCAGGTTTTGTAGAACGTCTTTTCTGTGAACAAGACAACCTGCAGGTCTTATGTGAGACCTGCCATGATAAAAAAACTAAAGCTGAAAAAAATGGAATACTTACCATTTGAAGTTACCGAGTATAATGATTTCGGAGAAGACAAGATAGTTGTTTTAAACTCTGACGAAGGACGTCTATACATTCGTGTTGGAAAGTTAGATATTTCTATAAAGCAATCAGACGATGGACTTGGTGTAATCATAGACTGTACAGATGCAGAACTATGCCATCAAGATCTTGGAACTATGACTGTCTGGTTTGATGATATTGAAGAACTCTCAAATGATTAAACTATGATAGGTGTAGCCTTATTTGTAATCATAGCATTCTTATATGCTATCAATGAAAACGTTCGTAGAATAAATAAAAACTAGTTATATGAGTCTACTTGCATTTCCTGCTCCTGAGACAGATGAGCAATTTTATTTAGATGAGCTTGATAAAGCTAATAGAAAGCTTGACGCAGCTATACAGTTTATAGAACTGTTAGAAGGACTGACAACAGACAAAGATACAGCCAACCGTATTCGTAAATATTTACAACAAGAAGGTATATGGCCATTACCACAGAAGAAATAATTAAGAAGTATCCTAAGATCTTTGAAGATTACGAAGGTAATCCTGGAGGCTGCAACTGGTACGGTGTACCAAACGGTTGGCTTCCTATTATAGACAAGCTATGCGGATGTATTCAGGAGTATACAGACAACACAACACGATATACCAAAGACGGTCCTGTAAAACCTGAACAAGTCACTTGTGTACAGATGAAAGAAAAGTTTGGAGGACTATGCTTCTATACTAATGGTCACAATGATGAGGTAGAAGGTATGCTCAGGATGGCAGAATATATGTGTGATAACACTTGTCAAGACTGCGGATCAGAAAACGACCTTGGTCAGACATCCGGATGGATTAGTATACTTTGTAGAAACTGTGCCATAGCTAATGGTGACAGAGCAATCAACTCTTGGAAATCAAAAACTCAAACTTTATGATTGATACACAATTAGAAGATCTAATGCAGGAATCTATAGAACATTTAGAAACAGACTTTTATAAAAAGAAGTTTTACTTCAGTTATAGTAGTTTAAACAAGCTCCTCTGGAATCCTGCAGTATTTTACCAGCTCTATGTACTAGGTATGAAAGAAGAAAAAGTAGACTCTCATCTAGTACAAGGTAAGATCATTCACGCTTTGTTACTAGAAGAAGAAAAGTTTAATGATCTTTTTATTGTCTCCCCTGCTAACCTACCTACTGGTAACCTGCGTACGGTAATTGACCGTGTGTTTTATCATCATACAGAACTCAAACGTAATGGTGACAGCAGAGAAAAGCTTGAAGAGTTTGATCAAGCTGTCTTAGATGTAATGAAAGATATGAACTATCATCAGAGTCTAAAGACAGATCAACAAAGACTTGATAAGATATTCACTGCAGAAGCTTTTAACTATTGGACTTTTCTGCAAATGAAAGGTAATAAAACTCTGATTGATCAAGAAAGTTATGAGTTCTGTAAAAACGCTGTAGATATAATCAAAACTAATAAGCAACTGTGTTCACTAATTGGTTGCAATCTCACTGAGTTTGATAACAAAGAAGTGTTTAACGAGATGACTTTTACGTTTGATATTCCTGGTCTACCGTTTGGTCTGAAAGGTATTGTAGATAATATAGTCGTAGACCACGATGCTAAAACTATCTGTGTCAATGACATTAAAACTACTAGTAAAGACTTAAAAGATTTCCCTGAGTCTATTGAATACTATTCTTACTGGCTTCAAGCTGTTATTTATGTATCCATGGCTGCTTTAAAACATAATGATCTTATAGAACAGCAAGGATACATTCTGAAGTTTCATTTTGTAGTGATTGATAGAGCCTTCCAAACATATGCATTCCCTGTACAGGAATCCACACTTACTAAATGGTTGGATAAGTATAAAGAGGTAATTGATATTGCGTATTGGCATTATACTAATAAAAACTATGAGCTACCCTACCAATTTGCCAAAGGACTAGTAGCTCTATAAGAAGTAAATTATGATAGATAATCTGTACACAAAGTATTTCCAAAAATCTAGATCATTCTTATATCCAGCCCTGGGTATAAAACGTACAGCTCACCATACACCTTCTGGTACCTATATAGCTCTTGATGGGCTAATAGGTCCAGAAGATATGAAACTAGCTGTAACCTTTAAAGAAAATGATACAGAAGGGTTTAAAACATTTGAAGAACAAATGCTTTTATCAAATCCTTTATACTCTAGTATAATAAATATACAAGAATATAATGTTTATCTGTTTGATTTTGAAAGCTACAAGAATGACTGGTTCAACTTTATTATGGGCAAATATTCTAAGTTCTCCAATCCTCTGAAGAAAGCCATCAGGCTCTATTATGGAGAGGCCAGCTCAGAATACAAGTATATGGACTCCTATCTCAATCCTGAGAAGTATTACGAAGTATACGCCAAACTACTTGGTATAGAGCCATCTGTTATAAAAGCAGTGGGTGAGCTATGTGACCCCTGTGATATAGAAAAAGAAACTTTAAAAATTCCTGTAGAACATTTGGAGAGCTTGAAAAAAGTTCTTTAATTTGTAGACCTAATATTTTAACCATGACAAAATCTATGATGCTTATCACCGGTAACTGGGGTCAGAAAAAGACCTTTAAGATGATACCGCTAACTAATGACTGTGTATATAATGAAGGTATATATGATGCTGAGAACAAAGTACTTGCCCTTGTAAGCAAAGAAAAAAAGCAAAGCATGCATATGGTTGCCAAATTAGATGACTTTGGTGATGTAAAACCAATGAAGGTTGGACGCCGTACAAACGGTAAAGACTATGCAGAAGAACGGAAAACTCTAGAGACATACTATGAATATTACTTAGACAATCCTGAAGAGATTAAAGCTTTCATTAATATGATAGCTTTTAACTCTGACACGTTTGACGTAGACCAATATCTTAAAGAGTCAGGTCTGACAATTGCAAGCAGCAGTATTGTAACTGTATAAATCATTAGCCCTGTGGATAACCGTGAAGAAGGCAGCAAGAGTCTGCCTTTTTCTAATTAAGGGGAACAGCTGAACTGAACACCTACAATATGTCACAAGCTATACACTGGGTAATGGACTACGAAACCATTTGCAACACGTTTGTTGCAGTATTCCAGCATTATAAAGATGACTCTGTCAGAAAAGTGTTTGTAATAAACAAAGACCAAAATGACATTGTTCCGTTTGTTAAATTCTTGTCTGAATGTAAGACAAAGAATCAATGGCATATCTCTTATAACGGACTAGACTTTGACGCCCAGATCACCCAGCACATAATGAAGAATCAACCGCTTTATACAAAAATGTCAGGTGATAAGATAGCTGAAAAAATCTATGGATATGCTCATGAAACTATAGCCCGAAAAAACCGGGGTGAGTTTGTAGAGTTTGCACCTTATAAGCTATGGATTAGACAGATAGATCTGTTTAGACTAAACCACTGGGACAATAAAGCCAAAAGTTCTTCTCTAAAATGGGTCCAGTATGCTATGGACTGGGAGAATGTAGAAGAGATGCCTCATCACCATGCTGAACCTGTGACAGACAGTCACACTTTGCAGAATGTGATCAGTTATTGCATTAATGACGTTCTTTCTACCAAACAGATCCTGGATCATTCTAAAGAGCAGATCAAGCTAAGACAGGTATTGACCAAAGAATACGGAATAGATCTCTATTCTGCATCAGAACCCCGTATATCTAAAGAACTATTCTTGTATTTTCTAGAAAAGAAGACTGGTATTGAAAAAGCAGAACTGAAACGCATGCGTACACCACGTACTCATATTGTTCTAGGGGACTGTATTCTTGACTATGTCAAGTTTGAAACTCCTGAAATGCAAAAGATGCTAGACTTCTTTCGTAAAACTGTAATCACATCTACTAAAGATGGATTTAAGTACAGAATGGAATACAAAGGAGTAAAGACTGATTACGGTTTAGGTGGACTCCACGGTGCAACAGACGCAGGTCTTTATGAAGCCAAACCAGGGTGGACAATAATGACGTCTGACGTTACTAGTTTCTATCCTAATCTGGCTATCAAGAACGGCTTTGCACCTCAGCATTTACCTAAGAAAGAATTCCTGGATCTGTACGAATGGTTCTTTGAAGAAAGAAAGAAAATTCCTAAAACTGATCCTAAGAACTATGTGTACAAGATTATTCTTAACAGTACGTATGGTCTTACTGGTGACGAGAATTCTTTTCTGTATGATCCTCGAATGACCATGCAGATTACAGTGAATGGTCAGCTGTTGCTCTCTATGTTATATGAGATGTTATCTCTAGCTATACCTGAAGCTGTACCTCTAATGCAGAACACAGATGGTTTAGAAATGATGATTCCTTCAGGATCTGTAGAAACTTATATGAAAGTGTGTGCTGAATGGGAAAAGATGACCAAGCTTTCCCTGGAACATGACGAGTATAAGAAAATGATTATCCGTGACGTAAACAACTACATAGCAATCAACGTAAAAGATAAAGTTAAGTGTAAAGGTGCATTTGAGTGGGAAGACTTAGAGAAAAAGAAAGTAGCTACGTTCCATAAAAACAAGAGCTTCTTAATTATCCCCAAAGCTATCTACGCTTATTTTGTCAACGGTGTGCATCCAGAAGACTTTCTTAGAGACAACACCAATGTTATGGACTACTGTGCCGGTGTTAAATCTAAAGGATCTTGGTACTATGAAGAACGTTATGTAGATAAAGGTGAGCTAAATGTCAACCGCCTGCAGAAGATAGTTAGATATTATGTATCTAAAAACGGAGGTAAAATTGTCAAGTGTCATCCAGACGGAAGAGAAATCCAAGTGGAGTCTGGCAGCTGGCTACAAACTGTAGTCAACCAAATTGATCCTTCAGTTTCTATAGACCAATATGATATCAACTATAGTTACTATCTAGAAGAAATCAATAAACAGATACAAGGTATTGAGGTTTACAAACCTAAATCTATTACACAACTTTTACTTTTTTAACAAATAAGACTATGCCTATTAAGACAAGCTTCGTTACAGCAGAAGCAATTAGAAACTTTGAACTTCCCCAACACGGGAAGTCTTACACTGTGATCCCTCATGGTCACGCTATAGACGAAACGTATAAAGCATTACTTTCTACAGGTTTTAACCTAAAGAATGAAATGTACAAATGTACATTAGACGGGCAGGTTGCCCAAGGTATTTATCATCTTGATTATAGCAACGATCCTGACATGGGACTTATGTTTGTTTGGTCCAACTCATATGATAAAAGCATGAGTTTTAAATGTGCTGTAGGAGCACATGTGTTTGTATGCATGAACGGAATAGTAAGTGGAGACATGGCTAGTTTTGTCCGTAAACATACTGGTTCTGCACTTTATGATGCTGCTGTAAATATCAATGAGCAGCTTTTAAAAGCTAAAGAATACTTTGATGTACTTGTCCAGGACAAAGAAGAACTTAAAGATGTTATCCTTACGCAAAAAGAAAAAGGTACAATATTAGGAAGACTCTTTGCAGAACAAGAAATTCTTACACTTACGCAGGTGGGTATTGTTAAGCGTGAGCTGGATAAACCATCTCATAATTACAACTGTAATCCTAACAGTGCATGGGCTATGTATAACCATGTAACCTTAGCACTAAAAGAATCTCATCCGCAGACGTTCCTGGAAGATCATGAAGTGCTTCATAGTTTCTTTATTAATGAGTATGGACAACTAAGCAAACCTTCTATAGTAGATCATCACGATGATAGAGAGTTTACAGAAGAAGCTATGGTGTCTCCATTTACACCAAATTATGAAGAACAACCTGAAGATTTTGAGCTTGAGCCTGCTGGAGCCTTTGGTGTAACATTTATGTAATTAATTAAGGAGCAGAAATTAGTGTCTGCTCCTTTTTATTTTCCCTATCCCATATGTCAGAACTGAGGAAAGATACTGTAGGAGAATTATTTATGAATCTCTTGCAACACATGAAGTGTATAGAAGTAAGATTAGATTATGCTAAAGCAGCTACTACTCAAAAACAAAAGTATGCTATTGATAATGCTGTAAGAAAAGTAAGAGTTGCTATTAATCATATATGTGATCTTTTAGGAGATAGTAATCAAGTGATGATAGTAAAATCAGAGTTAGACAAGGTAGATCTGGTATATGTAATGGTATTAACTGAACAATTATTTTGTACACCAAAAGAAGACATGGAAAAAATAAGTGAAATGATTGACAAGTATTTATCTGATAAGTATGACTCACAAAACCCTGAAACATGATTATAGGAATTAACGGCTACTCAGGTAGCGGAAAAGACACTATTGGTAAGCTAATACAAATAATAACCTGTAAAAAAATTCCTGACGGCTATGATTTAGAAGAGCTAATAGCTTTCTACCATGTACAACATGAATGGTGGCTGGAAGAAGAGTCTGGCTGGGAAATCAAGAAGTGGGCAGGTAAGTTAAAGACTATTGCTTCTCTTCTAACTGGCATTCCTGTACAGAAATTTGAAGACCAAGAGTTCAAGAAGACTAATCTGGGATCAGAATGGTCTACGTGGATACCTTATGAGAGTGACTCTCCTTGGATAGCAGAAGGAGAAAAAGCAGAGATGCGTATGACAGTGAGAGACTTCTTACAAAAACTTGGTACAGAAGGATTACGTACAGGTCTTCATGAAAACACTTGGGTAAACGCCCTGATGGCTGACTACCAACCGCTAGGTTATGACCCACTTACAGAAGCAGAAATATATCCTAACTGGATCATAACCGACACCCGGTTTCCTAATGAAGCTAAAGCTATCAAGGATGCAGGTGGTATCATTATCCGTGTAGATCGTCCTGGAGTTAGTGCAATAAATGCACACCCTTCTGAAACAGGACTGGACAACTGGGACTTTGATCACAAGATCATGAACGGTTCTGATTTAGTTTCTCTAATGTTTACAGTGCACAATATTCTTAAAAAGAAAAAATAGCAGAATGATTACAGATGATAGATGTCAATGGGCAATTGATAATAATTTAAGTAATCCAAATTGCCATAAAGATTTCTGTGCTTGTAGCAAAAGATCATTATCTCTTGCTAAAACAAAAAGTAATGATAGAAAGTGGACAATATTTGAAAATGCTTGTAAAGAGCTTGACAAAAAAGGTATCCCTTATAAACAGATCGGCTCAACAAGAAATATTCTAATAGGAAATATTATGACCTTCTATACCCTAGATAATGAATTTACATTTAAAGGTAATAACAAAAGATATTCTTTAGGTAACAAGAAAAAAGCTTATGAATTTATTGAACGTATTGTGAAACAATACAATTTAATATGAAAATAATTAAACAAAAAACCAAGACATTAATCACTCGTGACAACGGAAGAAGTTCTGATGCTATCAGTCCAAACTTTATATACGGGTGCCTAGGTGGTTGCATGTCTTCCTATTGTTATGTAGGAAGATACAACCATGACCGAGTATATGTTAATGAAAATACTGATGATGTATTACACTCTGTAAACAAATGGATTGGTAAACAATCCTGGCCTAAGACACCTAACCAAGTAGACGAAAAATATTACACTATAGATATTGGCTGCAGTACAGATGTTCCCCTGATGCGTAAACATTACAACTGGCAGGAGGTATTTGACTACTTCAGCTTCAAAGACTCCATGGCCAAGAGCACATTTGCTACTAAGTATCCTACAATGTTTTTACCTATGAAGTATGATCTAGACAAAGCCAAACACAGAATCAGGGTGAGTTTAATGCCTCAGGAGTATTCTGATGTCCTGGAACCAGGTACAGATAAGATAACTGCACGCATAGAAGAGATACCTAAGCTAATGGAGCATTTAGAAGTACATATTAACTTCTCACCTATTATTTATGCTGAAAACTGGCTTGCCAAATACAGAAGTTTGTTTGAACAAATAAAAGCTTCAGGCATAGACACCAAGTGTGAATGTATCTTCTTAACCCATAACATCCACCAGCATGAGCGTAACTCTCAGCCTGTCCGTAATTTAATATGGCGTCCTGATATACAAGAAGCTAAAGACTCTCAGTATGCTCCTGATAATATCCGTTACAAGTGGCAGATTAAACAACAGATGATACAAGACTTTACCAACCTGTACTCAGAATTCTTTAACCCGGCTGGTATCCGATACATTTTTTAACTCTTTCCAAAATGGAAACAACTCAAACTATAAAACAACAGACACCCGTAGAACGCTTGGCTGATTATATCCGGTCTCGTTATGAAACTAACCAGGTTTTTGAAAACCTAGTGGACAATCTTATAGAAAAAGAAAAAAGAAATATCATAGAAGCCATCATCTACGCTTTAGATGAAGATGGGCATACTGGTGATTGGAAAATCAAGTTTGCTAAAGACTACTATACCAAACATTATGAAAAAACTATACAAATATCTTAAGTGGTTAGAAGAGTATAGACTCACTCTTATGGAAAGAACAGGTAGAGGTTATTAAATCTTACGTTATGAAAATACTCCACATATCAGACACTCATGGTTTTCACGGAATGTTCCCTGACGAACGCTTTAAAGATATAGATGTAGTCATACACTCTGGTGACTGCTCTAACTGGAGAGATCCGTATCGTAATGAGCCTGAAGTGAGAAACTTCATTGAGTGGTATAAGAATGTACAGGTCAAGCATAAGATCTATGTAGCAGGTAATCATGATACATCTATTGAAAGACGTATGGTTACTCCTGGAGACTTTGCAGCAGCTGGTATCATCTACTTGGAAAACGAAGCAACTATTATTGACGGTATCAAGTTTTGGGGCTCTCCTATCACACCTACGTTTAATGATTGGGCTTTCATGAAAAAGCGGGAGAAAATCAATCTTGTTTGGCAGATGATACCAGAAGATACAGACGTACTTATTACACATGGTCCACCTAAAGGTGTCAGAGATTTATCTTTTGACAGATATGGTGAGTTAGAAATGTGTGGCTGCTCAGCTCTCATGAAACGTTGCTATGCTCTAAAAGATACACTAAAACTAGTATGCTTTGGGCATATCCATAATATGGACGGTGTTGACACAAATCAAGGAGTATCTCATTACTCTCGTGTTGATACAATCTACTCCAATGGTGCATGTGTATATGACGGTAAATATGACCTTGGACTTACTTCTCACGGAAACATCATTACATTATGAATTACAAATCTCTTCCTGAACAGCTTACTTCTTGGATCTATGGTAAAAAGTCCAAAAAGAAAAGCAAGAAAACAAAAACTAGTCCCTGGGCAAAAAAGCATCCCGGGTTGCGTAAACTAAAAATAACAATAGAAGATTATAACAATCTGTATGGAAAAGATAAATAGACGAAACATCAGTGGCATCTACATCTTCCACAAGTTTGATGAAGATGAAAGACGTGAACCCACATGCTTTGAAGACTGCCCCGAATCTAAACAAGATGAGTGGCTTAATTCCCTTGACGCTGAAGGTGTCAAGAACCTAGCTAAAATGTTAGGTAATACAATTAGATCTATTGCAGACCAATTAGACTTATATGGAAACTAGACCTCGTATTTCAAAGACAGAAGAGCTGTTTATCTTTTACAAAAGAGGCACAGCAG